CCGGTCAATCCTATGAGTCGACCTACTCATAGGCAAGGTGAGAGCTTTTTGGCTGTCACATGTGTCCAACAGGAACCCGTCCTTTTAGCATTGAAGTTTATCAAATCTTTGCTTAGGAATTCTTCCTATCATCTAGGGACTTTCACCCTCGTGGTCTGCGTTAAACGCAACTCTAGATGGAAACATGTGAGCCTAACTATTAACATAGTGCCGTTCGGATAACTACGTTAGAACTGTTTCTGCAGATTAAAGGTTCGGATTTCGATCGTCGTTTCGACGATGTGCCATGGATGATCAATCCAGAATCACATCGAAGTACTTTCGCTCGTACCGATTCTATTTTACCCAGTCTGCCGTCTAACGGCCCCGCCCACGGTACCATGCAAGATGGTCCAAGCAGCTCTATTACTCCCCCCTTGTGGAAATCTCACCACTCCAGATTGACTCGGCGAACACGCGAGTCAGTCAACATCGTTCTTTCCTCTAACACCTCCAAATCTGGGATCAGTACAAAACCTGAATCTCCGGTCTGGTAGCGAAGTCTCCTGGGTTTATTCACCCTCAGGAGAGGTTCAGCTGAGACAAAGGACACAGCCATGCACTCAGGAGCATATTGCCTAGTATCAGGATAAGATATCGACTTAGTTATCATCGACCTCAATTGATCCTTCTTAGCAAACATACTCTTAGGTGCACCCTGCCAAAAGCCCAGCCCTCCGTATTGTTGGGGACAGCCTCCCAAAAGAAACAAGTCTTTATTAAGAACAGACTCATACCTCCTGGTATACCATTTCTCCAACAAAACCTCACCAGCATCCCGTAGACTACGCGACTTGCAAAACTCAATAGAATTTCGAATTTCCGCAAAGGAGCTGCCTAAAGAAGGCAGCTCGTTCAAGGATTCCTCATAGGACTTTCCTTGAAGGCACTGTTGGGAATCCATACCTTTCTTTCTACCAGTTAACTGGCCGAAATTAAAATAAGGAACCCTTTCAGAACCACAAAGCTCACCAAAAATATCATGGGAGATACGGAAAAGTTGAGAGTTAATTTGAAACATACTCTCATGACAGAAATTCTTACCGAGACTAAGCTTAAAGCCAAAGTCTGCAACTGTGGACCTCCAGAGTGGGTAATGCTCTTCATTGGAACGAAACAGAATATCGTCACCATTTATTTGAACCGGATGTTCAGACATCACACTACAGACCCTGATCTGCTCACCTCTTAATCTTTCAATCGAGAGGTGGTAAGCAGCATAATTGGCAATACAAAGTATTGGGAAAGAAAGAATATTTCCCATCAATTGCCCATTGGTCTGAGGTAATGGAGAACTCTCCATCGTTTCAAACTGGATGTTTTTATACAAACCAGTCGGCTTCGGATAGGCCTTTTCGTCGAACAAAATGTTGTTCTTCGTCAGCGAATCTAGCCCCTTCTGGTACATCCACCATGGTATCGTTTTTCCGATAACATTCCAAATTGCTTCCGTGACTGCCCTCTTCAAGCAGTCAGTCGCAGCAGAGTAATCGCCGGATATGATCCAAGGAAGATCAACCCGATTACTAGACACGTAATCATTCTCATCTCCGTTTCCCATCTGTAGGGTTTCGGAATAAGAGTTGGTCATAACAACACGGTTAACGTGGGAATTCAGATGATCCTTGTTAGAATCACCTGTAATCTTGAAACACTCAAATTTATTGAGAAATCTCAAGAGCTGCTTTTGCAGTCCCCTTAAACCAAAGTGCTGTCTGATCGACGGTCTAGTAATCGGCCTGATCTTCATTGGTTCAAAAACTCCATACGGCCTGACGGCTTTGAAGTCAAAGAGAGAGTCTCGTAAGAGAGACATCTCAATCTCCTTGATTTCACCACACGTCGGTCCTATCGAACGAAGTTCCTTCACATCACAGCTTTCCTTGCAACGAACGAAACAAGCCAAATGGTCAAACTGCAAGGCACGGGTAGACAAATCATTCAATTCATCTACAGATCTACCGTACCAGTCATCTAACAAAAGACCCATTCCTCCAAATCGCGATCTGCTATATTCTATAGTAGCAGATGAGCTTGGAAGCAAGACTTCCTTCTCCTTAGAGATGAACTTGAATTTCTGCAATAGATCTTCAGAAATTCTGGTAACATCATCTAGGAGCTCCTCAGAGCACTCCCCGTCTGTATGACAAAGACGTTTCTTCACATCCCCCATATTGGCATCATATGCCAATAGATCTAGGGGCAACAAACCCTTTTTCCATCCTTGGAATAAAGAGTTGATAAGAAACTGGTTCTTTCGTTTCATCCATACATTGGAGCCTCTAAGCCTCCCCAAAGCGATACGGAAAGACTTAGGAAATAAGTCAAGGCCTAAATCATACCTTGACTTATCGGGCATCTCCAGAAGGGGACTACCCCTTTCATACTGGTGACGCAGGAAAGCAACATTGACAGTGTACTTCAACGACTTTATCAAAATCCCACCCGAATGCAGCAAGAACCAGAGACGTACATAATCTGAACGAACAGATTCAGTAAATCCCTTTACTGCAAACAGCTGCATCAGCTCCACTAAACGGTCAACAAAATCGTTGGCCTCCTCCAACCAGAGAGAAAGTAAACCTTCTCTCTCATCCGAATTATCACAAAGACAATCCAGACGCTTCCTTAT